ATGAAACTTCGGTTTCGGCTTTCCTTTAGAAAGTCTCTCAAACTGCTGGTCTTAGATTTGACCGTCAAAATCAGCAGACTGAGAGACCTCTTCTAAAGGCGGGGTGGGGAGCGGAAACGCTGCCCACCTTGCCCTCTAGGACTAACAGAAAAGGCCCGCACATGCAAGATTTACGCGATTTAACCCCTACCGACATCAAAGCCTTCCGCGCGTCTCAGGGAGCTTCTCAGGCCGGACTAGCCGATTTGCTAGGCATATCCGTTGCGGGCGTTCAAAAATGGGAACTTCAGGGCGCGCCCCATTACTGGCGCTATGTCTTTGCGGCAATTGCTGAAAAGGTGAAACCTTGGGCTTCAACTGCCGCCGATAAGGTCGAAGCGATTTGCAACGGCGAGCCTGGTCGCTACGAGGTATCAATTGAAGAAGCTGGCAGCCCTTGGCTTTATGATAAACTACGAACCGAGGCTCAAACGGCGCTAAACCGAATGACGTCAGGCAAGGGCTCTTATGAAGAGGGGAACAGCCCGACACTCTCTTTTGTCGTCGAAATCAAGACATGACGGGCGCTCACGGATTTGTGATCATAGGGATCAACGAGCTTAACTTGCCTCATGTACGCTCATGTTGTCTCAAGCACGCACCAACAGCCGCACCTTCCAGACGTCCACTGGAAAATATAGTAAATAAAAATTGAAAAAAACACCCACCCTAATGTAGGATGAAAAATGTAGGCAATTCCGCCTACGCAAAATACGGAGTAAACCCATGATTACCATGGAAATCTCCGGTGAGATAATTGTTACGGCCAAGCTGGCCCTCACTTACATTGGCGTGTTTGTGATGGTCAACTTGAACCGAAACAAAGATTAAATCGGGTCGTAAATGGCCGCCTTCTAAGATTGGAACCGAGGAAGGCGGTCTAGACCTGAAACCATTATTGACGAAATCGTCAGCAGCATCAACAAAAAACTGTCAACTGAAAATATGAAAAACCGGACTAGAGACTGGCTATTAAGCTGAAGTCATCTCTAAAGGGATAGCTAGCGGTGAATAAAGCCCAATTAAAATCGGCTTTTTAATCCGGAAAATCCGGCAGCGGGACAGTCCGCCCAGCCAGTTCATGGGTGCAGTCGCTCAGGAACTGGATCTGCCCATCGGTCACATAGGTGTGGCAAACCATAGGTAACGGCTTTCCATCCGCCCCATAAATCCACTCCCCCGTCCATTCCCCTTTTTCATCGCGCTCGATCTGCGCACTGTTCACCAGAACAGACGGCGTAAAGGTCGGGCTTTCTGGGTTGCCGTTATAACCCCACATCGGGCGGCCTTCGCCCTGAACCCTGACCTGATGTCCTTCTTTACATCCGGGGCACCAGAAACCGACCCGGCCGCCCTCCATAAAACGAAGCTTTCCCATCCGGCTCACCGCGCCAGCTCGAAATGCGGGCTGTCGGTTTCACCCTTTTCGCGGGGCTTGCCGTCCATATCCCAGTCGGCACCCCAGCGGATCTTCGCCGACAACATGTCGGCCGCCTCAAACATGCACTTGGCGATCTTGTCGCAGTCGTTCCACAGCACCGATTTGCCACTGATATGCGCACCGTCGATCGCTTCACCGAAGCCGCTGGCCTGCCGCTTATGTTTGCTTTCCAACGTCCAGGTCACGATCGGGCCCTTAGTCGTGCGGCCTTGCGCATACAGCTCAAGTTGACGGGCATCGGTACGCAGGCCCTCGATGAACGTAATTTCAAAGCCGTATTTGGCCTTGCAGATTTCATTGGCTTTACGCGCCACGGCCACTAGGACCGGATGGACACCCACCATATTGCGCTCTGAGCGCTCATTCATTTTCGCGGTCATTTTATCGCTCCGATTTTAGGATTGCAGACGCCGAAGCGCCAAAGAGTTATGGCGATGCCCGCCAACATGATCAGATCGCCCAGCCCGAAGTCGGCCGCGCGCACCCGATCGACGCCGCCCCACACGATCCCTGACGCCAGCATGGCGAGACCGACACGATCGGGCAGCGGTAACTTTGGATACTTCAGAAGAATAAAGACGATCAGCCCAAGGATCGTCAGCCCCCAACACGCCCCCACAATAAGCAGGATGTTGGTAATCATGCGCCGCCTCCCTGATCTGGGCCTGACGGCGACGGGCCGCGCGGCAGCAGGGCCGACAGCACGCCCAGAGGATCACCCGCCAATTTCTGCGCGAATTTCAGCAACGGCGGCAGTATGGTCATGGCAAAAAGCGACAGCAGGTACATGATCCCTGACCGCATCTCATCCGGAATGGCCTTGTCGAAGAACATATGGCCGATCAGGAGCGACAGAAACGGCGCGACGAATACGGCCGTCACAAACCCCACAATGACGGCCACCACCCTGCCTTTGACAGACAACTGCCCGACAAAGGCCAGGGACATGACCGCGCCTGCAAACGCCGCAGCATGGGCGGTTGCTACCGCCAAGGCCTTGGCAAACCAAGGTTCTGAAAAAAACGATTTATCACTCACGCGGCTGCCCTTTCATAAGCTGCACTAATTCCTCCCGCCGCAGATCCACGACGATGCTTTCGACCTGATCACTGGTCCACCACTGGATAAAATCGGCCTTGGTCACGATAGCTTGGGCGGGGGGCGTCTGGGCACAGTCGCCGACGCCGGCACTTCCGGCCGCACCAGGTACGGCACCGGCACCTGCTCCGGAGGCGGGCAAGGTTTCGGTTTCGTCATACAGGCCGCACCAAGCAGCGCGCAGGCCAAGCAACAACTCAGGATCGACAGGCGCGTCCAGCCCAGCCTGAGCGCGGGCGTTGTTGATAATCCGGTCACGGACATCCTCCATTGTTCGAGTTTTGGTAATGAGGCGGGCATCAGCCGCCGCCGAGGCCTTGGCCTGATCGAGCTGCGTCTGAAGGCCGACGATCTGCCAGTTTCTGGCCATGATGACCGTGTCCTTATGGCGGATCGTGTCGACCTGAGATGCGATGGTGCTATCCTTCAGGGCGGTGACTTTCGCCGCCTGAAGCTTGATGTGGTTGCCCCAGGTCCACGCGCCGAAGGTCGAGGCCGCAAGGAGGCTGACACCGACGGCAGCCACCGCGGCGTAAAGTTTAAATTTGGTGAGCATGTGATGTTCCTAGACTTCCGGGCCGCTGTATCCGGTCGGAGGTGTGAAGGCGAAAGCCGATGATCCGCCGTTGATGGTCATCCGATCATTGGTAAGTACGATGTTGCACCACAGCAGCAGATCCGCGCCGACCGAGGCCGTCGATATCGCGGACGTCCATGACCCGCCATTGACGCAGAACATCACCGTCTGAGCATCGGCGTCATAGGCGAGTGACACCACGACCGTATTGAACCAGTAAGTTCCGGCGGCGTACTGCCCGACCAGTTCGCCATTGACGATGAGGTAAGCCCCCGATGAGTTTTCCGGCGAGAAGATGGCCACATAAGGCGTCTCTTCGCCCTTTGCCCCGGCCGAGAGGCCGACACCCTGCGACGAATTGTTGAAGGCGATTTGGTTGATAGTGACTTCGATGTATTTCTTACCGCGCAGGATCAGGCTGGTATTGGCTGGGATCAGCTCACCGCCGCCCCCGCCATTCGCCGCAGTGCGATTGCCGTTCGACAGGGTGATTGCTGGATCGGTCGTGGCCGGATCGAACGTCAGGGCCGCCCCGGCCGCAGGCCACAGGCTATCTGCACCCAGATAGAGGGCGGAATCGGCACGGGTGCCCAGATAGCGGGCCGCCTTGCCAGCGGCCCCCAAATACCGAACCATTAGCCCGTCACCACCACGCGGAAGGCATTCGACGCCGGGGCCGCCGCAAATTTGACCGTCACGGCATTGACCGAGGTGTGTTCGACGTCGGCAATAACCTCATCATAGTTGCCGCTGTTGCGATAGATGGCCACCGTGACATCGCGGGTGTTGAGGCTGTGGGTGACCGTGTAGCTGGTCGCCGAACCATCCCCGATCAGGACGGCATATTTCTTCAGCCGCAGGGACGACCCCGCGAACTTGGCAGGCGTCATGAAGCGGGCATCATCGGTACCGGCATCGACTTCCGCCTGAGTGGCGATTTCCGCAATTCCCGCCGTGCTTTCCGACGCGGCTGGCGCACTGGTGCCAAAGGCGGCAAAGACCACATTCCCCGACCCCAAGGTGAAGTTGACCGTGGTCTGGCGGAAGGTAGATCCGGCCGAGGTGCCCTCTTCGACACCGATCACCGCCTGTTCCAGTTCATCGGCCGTCGACATGTCCGCCGACCGCGTCATCGGCACGGCCGCACCATTCCAGATATAGGTGCCGTTTTCAGGCTGCGACGTCTGGTTTTTTACCAGCACCCGATCATTGGCGACCATGGTAATGCCGTCGATCGACGCACCCGGTGCAGCCAGATTGAGGTTCGCCGTGGTGGCGACCCGCGCCGAATCCTTCCACGCCAGCCCTTCGACCGCACTGTCGACATAGGCCTTGGTGGCAGGTTCAGCCGCCGAAGCCGGGGCGGGCAGGTTAAGTATACGCGCGACGCTGTCGTGATCGCGGTCAGAAAGAACTTTAGTAGCCATCTAAGGGCCTCCTTTGATTAAACGATTTCGACCGAGCCGGTGAACGGCGCGGCAAAGCTCACGGTGAGCTGGTTGAGGGAGTTGTGGGTGACGGTGGCCTCGACCTCGACACGGCCGGACGACAGCACCGATACGGCCGCCGGATAGACGCCCATATTGTGGTTGACGACCCAGCTTGCCGACGGTGACGATTGGGTGTGGGTGTAGCGGCTACCGCCCGCAGATCCTGGCGGGCCGGGATCGCCCTTCCCCCCCTGAAGCACCGGAATGACGTAATCCGGGTCTTCCAGCTCGATCTCTAAGTCGCAGGGCTCACACATGGGTCACCGCCTTCACATAATGCACCGACCCGCCCACGATCTTTTGCGGCTCGCCTTCCGGACTAATGATCTTCAGGTCATAGACGGCGCGATCGAAACTAAGGTCAGCCGTGGACGGGTCAGCCTCCGCCTTGCCGCTGACTTGGATCAGGATGCGGGCGTTAGGAATATCGATCGACAAGCCAGAACCGACAGCGAGATCGAGCAGTACCGGCGACGTTTCATCGGCCTTCGCGCGGATCTGAAGCCGGGCCGTATAGCCGTTCAGGTCAAGCGGTGCGCCGTGGCTTTTCAGCCTGAAGCCACGGGTAAAGAGCGCCCCCTGATCGATCTGAAGGGGGAAGAGTTTAGGTTTCATGTTTATAGTCCCCTAGGGTGCGGTCGCGTTGCAGAACAGCGCGTTTGAACGGTCAGGATTGGTGCCGTAGCCATAGGCCACCGCGACGGCCGACAGCCCGGTCGGCAGATTAAGCTGCACCACCTGCGTACCGATGATGCTGCCAGTGATGGCCGTGTAAGACGCAAAGCCATTGGTGGAGTAGCTGAAGCCTGTGATACCGCTCAGTGATGTCCGGCCGCATAGGGACGTGCCGTCGAGCAGCTCGAAAAACACGAGCGCAATGCCAGTATCAGGCCGGTAGCTGACCGAGGTCATCTTAGGGCCGCGCCAGTCAACATCATCGCCCATGAACGCCGCATAGACCGCCGCGGCGCGCCGCCCCATGGTGTTCATATCGCCCGACGCCAGGTGCACCTGGTCACCTTCCAGAATCAGGTCGATGACGGTGGCGCCCAGCCGGTTGCCGATGTCATCCGCGACATTCTGCTCGGCCGCGCGGGCACGGGCCCAATGCACATCCGACGACGACGGCTCAAGCTGCGCGCGCTGGCATCCGGTCAGGATGACCGGCAGCGCCGGCACAACAGAGGAAGAGGCAAAGTCCGCCCGCATATTGGTGATAAGCTGGCGATACAGCAGCTCATGAGCCGCCACACTGGCCACGGTCTCATTGCGAGCGTCGTTTGATCCGACATGGCAAACGATGGCCTCAAGGATGCCGCCCGCCGCCAGGGTCAGGGCTTTGCAGGCCGTATATTCCGAATTACTCGCGATCGCCCAGGACGACAGGTTTGACCCTGACACGCCGGTATCGATCAGGCCGATCGGCACGCCCGGTTCACGGGCCAGAAGCCGATTGCAAAACCCGATGGCAGCAGATCCCCATTCCAAATTCGACCAGCCGCCATCAAACTTATAGATCAGGGCCGACGGCACGGTTTCTTCCGGATAGTCGGTGAACCAGCGGTCGGCTGTTGATGATCCAGCGATCAGGATAACCCGCCCGATCGACCAGACATTGCTGCCGATACGGGTGAGCAGAACCGTGCCGCCCGAATCCTTGGTGCGCACCTCAAAATGATAGCCCTCACCCACCGGCACATCGTTCAGGGTCGCATTGAAACTATCGCCTGACATCGGAATGTCAGTCCAGCCGACCACCTCGGTTGCACCCTGCATGATGCGGGCCTCGACACTATCGGCGCCGGGGGCGGTGCCAGAGATCGGCACATCACCGGTAGTCAGGGTTTCGCGTTGGATCACCCGCTTATTGGCGATATCGGCGATGGTCAGCACCGGCGTTCCGGCGGGTACGATCGACATAATCAGGGCGCTAACCCGCCCATAGGTCGCGGCCGACGTCCAGTTGACGGTATGCGCCCCGGCTGCCGCCAGATCATGGCTGGCGACCGCGCCCGTACATCCGCCGCCGCCATTAACCCCGATGGCCTGCACGACTTCGGTGGCGCCACTGGCGATGCTCAGGTCAGCCTCGATATTGGTCGCCGCAAAGGCCAGAACCAAGGCGTCAGGGGTCGCGGTCGTGATGTTCTGGGCGATGGCCGTACCATCGGCCGTGATATTGGTCTTCACAACAGCTTCAGGCAGGGTCTGGTTGGCCCCCGCGATGGTCAGTGCCAGAGCCCCGGCCTGTGACGCTGTGGCGCCCGTGACCGCAATGCTGGCCGATCCTTCGGGCGGGTCGTACATAATCCACGCCTCGGTCACGATTGCGTTCGACCCTTCGGTCGTCAGTGCTGTGTCGATCCACTCCAGAGCCACCCCGCCATAGGTAACGCCGGAATAGCTGGGGGTGCCGACGCCGGATTCGGCAAACGGCAGTACGATCAGAACCCGGTCAGTCCCGGCGCCAACCGTATGTGACCAGCTCAGGTCAGGGACAGTCACGCCACCGGTCGTATTGGCCGATGAGCTATTGAGTATCGAAGGGGCTGCCATGGATTAGATCCGGCTCACATGCTGAATGCGAAGATAAAACGAGCGGTGTTGAAAAAGGCCGCTGCCGCCAATGATAGACATGAGGTGCGTGGCCCATATGGGCGCCCCGATAGTCCGGCTTTGGGCCGGGTCGCGGGTCAGGTTTTCGTACATCGTGTGGGGCGTCCATTGCTCCCAGCCAGGCGCGCCCGCCAGCGGGATGTTGTAGGTCACGTCAGCCTTGAACACCGTGCGCTTACCGATGATCGGGCGACCATATTCATCCTCACCGATCTTGCGCACCCAAAACAGACGCCGGTACAGCGGCATGGTGCCGGTCGAGGCCGCAACCTCTTCTGACGCACGCTGTTCGGCAGGTACTGCCCCGATCGGCGGGTCATAGACAAAGTTCGACCGGCCGCCATTGATCGTCAACCGGTCACCTTCGGACTGGATGCCGATCACCGGATAGACGTTGCCGTCGAGGAAGTGCTTTTGTTCCGGCGTCCACTGCCCGCTGTTGCGGCGGAAACGCACCGTGCGGCGCTTCGTACTGACATGCATGCCGATGACATCGCCGACCGCCCAGTTGATGCGCTCGCCAAAAAAGCCAAGATCCACACCGTTTGAGCGCACCCGCGAGCCCATATTGATGCCGCTCACGATCTCCGGCGATCCGTAGGACGTCGAAAAGGCCGCGCCCAGTTCTGAAAGGCTGGTCTGGTTAGTGATCCCGACGCGTAAGCCCCCATTCTGGGCGGAGATGGCATCGACGCGGAACTCGACATAGTTCTCGCCTGTCAGAGCTTCAGCCGACCGGGCAAAGGTGTTTGACGCCGTGCCGATCGCCGCATTGATGAACATACGGGTCGGCTCCGCCGGCAGGCCGAGGGTCAGGCTGGTGCCTTCCGGGATGGGCGTGATCGGCGCGCCTGATCCCGGATACTCGGCCGTGCGCCCGCCATTGATCAGCGATAAGGCGCTCGACTTATGGGCCTCTGAGAACACAATCTGGGGCCCGCCATAGTCGGTAATGGCGGGCGGGAACCATTGCTGGATCAGCGGGAAGATATGCTGACCGGCGGCCGTGACCGGGAACATAAACACCAGGTCGCGCTCATTGTCGCTGATGCTATACATGTTACGCACGCGCAGACACTTGCCCGACGCATCGGGCGCATCGACGACCTCGGCCGACAGCAGGTTTGATTGCCACTGGTTATACTGTTTGGCCAGGTGGCCGCGCGCATAGACCCCGCCTTCGACCGCGATGCCGAAATCGGTAAGCTGGAAATAGTCGGTCGGCCCCTGCACATCCTCAAATGTACCGGCCGAGCCCAGAATATCCATGACCGGCGCGCGCGAGGGAATCGCCCCACAATTGGGATTTTGGCCCCACCAGGGCGAACCGGTGATGCGGCCGGAACTGGTCGGCGTGCACCATTCCCCGGTATCGGTCATTAGATTATAAAGCAGGGTCTTATCGAGCATCAGCTCGGTCGCTGAGCCATCCAGATCGATGATCGGGGCCTCTGACATGCCCGGCGACAGCAGAATCACACCGCCCCTGAAGATGATGTAGCCCTGATCGGAGCACCTAAACAGCGGCGGCTCACCGGCCTTGGGGCCGTGACCTTCGGCATGGACAGATACGAACTCGATCCGGCCTTTGTTTTCTTCGACAAATGATCCATGCCCGCGCGACACTTCGGGATAGTCGCAGGCCGTGCCATAGAAGGTGAAGCCGCCATTATGGAAGTTGGCGATATTGGTACCGTTCGACGACATTTGACCGCCAAAGAACTTATTATTCTCCCCGGCATTATCGATGCCCGCAGGCATATAGATGCCCCGGCGGTTGCCGATCAGATAGACGTTGTGGTGCTCGATCAGATAGGCGCCATTGCCGAAGTACAGCCCCGCATCCCAGCCGGACACGCGCACATCATGGTAGTTTGTGTGGTTGCCGTCTTTGTTTTTAAAGCTGTCATGGCGGATGCCCCAGGCCCCCACAACATGATCGCCGGGCCCGTATAGCTTAAAGCCGCCGATCAACATCTGCTGAGGATAGGGGTCAGGCTGGCCGTCACGGGTCGACAGGAGGCCGCAGTTGAGCAGCACGGGCGTCAGGGTCAGTTCGGTGATCTCAAAGCTGATATAACCGCCGCCGGTAAAGGTCAGGTAGGTCGAGGTTTCCTCTTCGAACCGGATCTCGCGCCGGATTTCGAAAAGCTGCTCATTGACGACACTGAAATCAGCGCCGCCGCTGACACTTGGCCCATAACCTTCCAGGTCAGGGTTATTGGCAAACCCCACGCTGAAATAGGGCGGGTTTGAATTGCCGTGACTGTAGCTGGTGCCCTTGATGGCCTTGCCCTTACACCGGATCACATAGTTGCCGGGCTGGATCGTGACCGGCTCACCGAACCGGTAAAACGGGTTGCCGAACCCGCCTGCGCCTTCGCCACCAAATGGGTCAGTCATCACCGCCTTGCCGCCGCCAAAGGTCGCATGAACGATCGATGCACCGGTATAGACCGGCGAATTGTACCACCCCGTATCGTCGGTGAAATTGCGGTTGGCGTTGACATATTCGGTTTCAACGCGCGGGACAAAGGTCATGTAGTCCAGCAGCGAGCCGTTGAGGTGGCCGCGATTTTTGCCGGAGACCACAATAAGCGGCTCCTGCGGATCGCCGTCATTATTGCAGCATTTATACTGCATGGGCGGGCTGTTGATTTCCATGCGCGTGTAGAGCGCCTTCTGGATGGCCAGGTAGTCCATTTCCTGATCGAGCGACTTGGCGAACGGATAGACGGCCTGAAGAGCCTCAAGGGTGGCAAAGAACTCACGGGCCTTGTGCGAATAGCCATCGCCGATCGCCCCGAAATAGAGCGGGGTTGAATCCTTGCTTTCGGCCTCGATCTGGCGCGGACACTTCAGGTAGAGCGTATTGCCGTAGCCGTCCGACATAGGATAGCGGCCGTCACCAAAGGGGCCGCCCCAGGCCTCGCCGAATAGCCATAGACCGAACCGTTCCGCGACCTCCTTATTGTAACGCAGCATGACTGAGAACAGGGTGATCTGTTCATGCAAGGCCAAGCTCGGCACGTCTTCTACCGGCTTAAAGAACACCAGGCCCGCAATGCGCGGGGAATGATCTTCAGGGCTTACGATATCGCCGCGGCTGCGGGCGATCCATTTGACGCGGATGTAGCGGTAGACGATCTGGTCATGGACATTGATAAAACCGATCGGGATCTGCGGGTTCAGAACCTGAAGCGAGGTCATGGGCGTAAGGTCGATCACGAACAGGCTGAAATCAGCCGTGTTCGATCCCTGCACGATCGCCCAATATTCCTGCGCACCTGGTGCCGTCATCTTGAGTTCAGTCAGGTTGAAGACGATATGGCCAGACCTGATCGTGGCAGCACCGAGGTCGACCACCTTCGACACGCCCAGATATTTGCCGAAGCCTTCCTGAAGGCTGCCATAGGTCGGCGCAAACACAGTCTGGCCGTCATCCAGCCATAGGGATGTTGCAGGGGTTGCTAAGGTCATAAATGGTTACCAGTTCGATACGTCGATGCCGACGTTGCATTCACTGATCGAGTAGTCGTTGTCTCCGCCCGGCTGATAATTCCCGGCACGGTTTCTTACCGACACATAGATCTGAAGGACGCCGTTATCCGGCATGATGAATTTACCGCCGCCCGTAGCCGTAACCGTGCCTTTACCGCCGCCGGAATCGACGCCGTTGCCAATCAGGGTGCGCGGGATCAGGACGGCGGTTTTGTCGGCATTAAGCACCTGAAGCCAGGTCGAAAACGCGGTATCGACGCTGGCTGTCGAGGTGGACCGATACTTGATTTCGCCCGACGCAATCCGCCGGTCGATCGGCTGATCTTCACGGTTGTGGAACAGCTCCAGCGCCAGCCGGTATCCCGCAGTGCCCGACACATTGGTCGAATAGGTGCGCACATCTGACGTATCTGGCACAGTCGTGGACGCCATCGTGACAGGGTCCAGATCGATCTGATACCCTCGCTGGCGCAGGGTCGTGACCTGACCTTCAGGCCCGCGCACATACATCGCCCCCGCCACGCTCAGGTTAGCTGCTTTGAATATGCCATCGACCGTATCGAAGATGAACAAAGGCACCCTCGACCCGTCCGGCTTGGCCCAAACGGTCTGGTCGGCATAGTTGACCTGACGGCTGAAGGGCATGGCGGGATTACCGCCGACAAAACCGGCCTCCCAAATGGTGCCGACCTCGACCCAAGCATCGCTCACCGTCGCGCGGGATCTAATGACGATGCGGGACACAACGTCGCCACCGCCTTCAACCGCAACAGCCTGAAAGGCCAGCAACCCACCCGCCGTGATATTACCGACGCTCGCCGACACCCCGGCGACCAGCTCACCAATGGCCTCCAGGCCGGTATCGGTATCTTCGACCGTGGCCTTCAGCTCCTGAAAAGCATCGGCCTGGCCTTGAAGGCCCGTCTGATTGTCCTCAAGATCAGCCTCGACACCGCTGATATACTGAGCCAATGACTTATCCGGCGCCACCATCACCTTAGTCAGATCTAGCACAAAGGCAGATCCGTCAGGGAGCAACACCCCGATCATGTTCAGCCGGCTAAAAACCCCATCGGCTTTTTCCTCGGCCTGAAGCACACGGTAAATCACATCACGACCAGCACCATCGTACAGCTTGGCATCCATATACTGACGCAGCATTTCAGCGCTGAGAGTCGCTTTGAGCGCCTCTTCCAGCGAGGTGTTCATGCCGTTGATGATATCGAGCCCCGGAAGGTCGTTCAGCGTGTCAGCATTGTTGGCGACATATAGCGTCGTCACAGGCACCCATGAAGTCCAGTCGGTCGGCCGATCGACCACCAGTCGCGCCCGCACCAGATAGTTGGTCAGGGACACGATGCCTTCGGAAATAATCAGGCCGTTTGTGGTGATGTCAGCATGAGTGCCCGCGGTGACCACAAAGCCGGTCGCCGCCAGCGCCACTTCATAGATCAGGCCGCGCACGTCGACCAGCTCATCACCATCCCAGGTGAGGATAATTGCCGGTTTACGGGCTACACCGGCCCCGTCAGCGATAGATCCGGCCGTGACGGTGAATCCGGGCACGGCCTGTACGACCGGCAGACCGGTACCGGGCGTGACCGGCGGGCTGGGCAGATAGATCTCAGGCGGCGTAAAATCCCCGGAATCGCGTTCACGGATCGACACGGTAATATTGAGCGTGCGCAAGATCTGCGTCGTCTCGGATATCTCGAAAATCTTACTGGTGTAGCCTTCAGCCGCAGACGTCCAGGCGATGGAATCGAGAGGCTCCAGCATCGAGGCATACGGCCCCAAGGTTAGACCATGACGGCGAAACCGGCGCTCTTCCTTGATGGCCGATTCCATGATGCGCTGCGCCTGCGTCTGGCTAAACACGACCGGCAGAGGCAGATCGGCGACCAGACGACGGCCGCCGTCTTCGGCTTCCCAATCCTCATTGTAGATCGGTGGAGCTTCGGTGGTCTCCCACAAGGCTTCAGGGTTGACCCATGTGGCATGAATGCCGTTCTTTGTGTCCCCAAGGCTGGGGAACATGTCATGGGTGCGGTCGTGATCGATCAGCACGTCTTCGTCGGTAATGAACATGACCGGCAGGCCGGGGCCGCCAATGCGGATTTTCCACACCCCGCCGATCTCGACCTGCTGGGCCTGACAGGCATTTTCCAAAGCCTCGATCACGTCGGCCGGTTCATCCGTAACCGACACTTCGATCCCGCCGCGATAGCGCGCCTCAGTCAACCCGCCGGGCAGATCCTCAACCTCATCGCAATCATTCATGGCTGCGACCCAGTTATCGAACGGCAGATCGTCAGCCGTCGCCTCACCACCCCATATCGAACCGCACGGCAGGGTAATGCCACGATGGATGTTGTAGATTATGACTACCAGATTATCAGACGGCACATAGGTTTCCGGTTGCCCCCAACGCTGAGGGCCGGAACCGCCGACCGATGAGTCATAGCGCGGATCATAGAGTGGGATGCTGTCTTCCTCAAACCGCACCGTCGGCGGGGAGTTCAACACCTCACGATTATATTTGAACACCAGAACGGCATAGGGGCGGCGCTTGCCAATCATGTCCGATGACCACGGCCGATCGGGATAATCGCTCAGTTTCTGGACGAGCAGTTCGTCGGCGGCCGTCTGGTCGCCATCATGAAACCGCACCCATGCGTTGCCCGCATAGATCCCGCCCAATGCATGGCCCTGCACCGTTGATCCGCCAATAGTGGTCAGCGCGCCGATCTCGACATAAGCGTCATTGATCACCATACGGCGGGTCGTTTGACCCGGCACGACGCCGCGCTCAATTATGTAAACCAAATAGGCATTGGGCGTGCCGCCATCGGAGCCGTAGCTATAGAGCGGCGCGACGGTTTGCCCGCCCGTCGCCCGAATACCGAGGATAAAGGATTGCGGGGTTGCCCCACCGGTCGAAGTCTGGGCCTTGATCCCCGCGGCCTGAGCAGGCTTGGGCTTTTTCTGGAGCGCCTGCGCCAGAAGCGACATGCCAATAGTGCGCACCGCGGCCGCAAGAAGCGACTTCCCGGCGATCCATACCGCCGCCGTCTTCACCGCCGTCCAGACAGCAACCGCCGCCGAGACCGGGTCCGCATGGGCCGCCGTCGACCATAGGCTTAGCGCCACCGCCAGAGCGGAGACACGCAACCTAAGTTTCGATTTAGGACTCATATGCGAAAGGCCCTGACCATCTTATGGCGCGGCACCATCGACAGACCCTCAGAACCCGCCACATAGATGCCCTCGCCTTGCACAATCCCCAGCGCGCCAATCCCGTCATCACCGGGCACGACGGCTACATCCCCGCGCCGTGCAAAGGCCGTCGCCACTTCGGGCAAGAACGCCTCAGCCACCGCCACATGATCGGCCAGCCCCTGAGCCTTCAAGGCCTTCAGACCGCCGCGCAGGCTGCGATAGGTGGACCGGTATCCGCGCGCGAAGTCATGGCCGGTCATGACCCTGATGGCCCCGGCCACAAACAGGGCGCAGTCATGCTTACCCGGCACAAACGGGCGCTTAGCGACCAGAGACAGATAGGTCACCAACCGGGGTTCCCAGTCGCGACGGCGCTTAAGTTCAATCGCCATTATCGGCCTGCCTTTGAATTTACCTTGGCCAAAACCTGACCGATCATGCCCGATGGCGCGGCCGATACCGCGGTCGACGCCACCCGCTTTTCGCCCCACCAAACATCGGACACGGTCGACACGGCCGTGTAGCGATTGAAGGCGTCGGCCGGATCGACCAGACGCTGGGCCGCATCCGAATATTTGTGCGGCAAGGTCCGGGTGAGGGCACGAGCCGCGCTGACGATGGTCAGGGTACAGGTGGATTCGCCGCGCGACCCCGGACGGCCCCAGTTGATCTTATCGATCCAGCCCTTCACGACGCGATCAGGCGCGTCGATCAGGTTGTTCGTTTCAGGTGAGAATTCGGCCAGATGGATTTCGGCCGGCGCATGGCGGGCGTCATAGGCCTTAACGGCCTGCTGCACTTCAGGCGTCAGGGCAGACAACACGACCGACAGGGTGCGAATGCGCACACCGATACTGGCCGTCAAATCCGGAAAACGGATCAGATTTCCCGCGCCGAAATAGGTGCGGTTCTGCGACTGAATCGTAAAGACGTCATGATCATCGCCGTCCCACAGACCAATGGTCGCGGGCGCACCGGTCACCCGATCCTTGGCCGTGATCCACAGCAGCCCCTTGCAGGAGACACCACTGCGCGACTGGCGCTGAGCCATTATCGCGGTTGATAACAGTTTCATTGAAAAACTTACCCGATTACCGAAGGGTCTGACGCCAGCTAAACTTGATGCCGTCGGTGAACATGCGCCGGGATTTACCCTCGCTGACCGACCCCGGCACGATGACGGCTTTAATGACCGGCTTGATCAGGGTCACAACCGTGCCCGCCGTCGCGCCATTGCGGATGAAACTGGACGCCTCAACCGTTACTACCCCGCCACTTGATGCCACGCCCCCGACTGCCAGACGATGCAGGGCACGACGCACCGGGTTTGTACCGTAGGAAAAGCCGAGGTAGTCCCCCACACTTAGTGCATAGGCGGCGGGCAGATCGTACAACACCAGTTCGCGGTTATTACCGGGCAGCGACTGGATCTTCGGCTGGGCCGCGCCCAGCACGGCCCCGGTCGGGTCGAGCTTGGGAAAGGCCTTGACGGGATTGAAGATCAGAAACGACCGCCCCGCATAACGCAGCAAATCCAGACGCGCCTTGATCTCTTCGGACGTGACATGCGGGCGGCGGGCGATCTCGATCTCACCCTGCCAAAGGCGCGGCCCGGCATCGGCGGTCAGGACTTCCCCCGCACCAGTAAGACCACTGCCCTCGACATTATCAGGCAGGTCAAAGGCGCTGACCTCGATCGAGTCGATCAACCCTTCAAACAGGGTGTCGAGCGTTAACGGAAAGGTCAGGGCCATTAGCGGCGCACCCGTGAATCGTTGCCGATCTCAGACACGCGGTCGGGCAGTATCCGGTCGTAATCATCGAGATACTTTGCCGACACTTGCGCAGAAATATCGCCGGAAATGCGCTCAACAAACGGCCTGATGTTCCCCGTTTCATCTACACCGACCGTCAGAGCCACCTCAATTTTCTGAGGCGCAGCCGAGGCGGTGTGCGCAGGCATGGCCTGGGCCGTAATATCCCGCAATATATCGCGGGTGGCATTGTGGTTTTTGACCGTCGTGCCGGGCTTAAGGTTGCGCACTTCCGGACCGATAATCAGTTCATAACCATCCTCAGCCAGTTGCGCACGGCCGCCCGGCGCGGATTCAACCCCGCTGGCATAGCCCAGCATACCAGACACCCAGCTAAACGGATTCCGCGACGTGCCCAGAAACTGATCCAGCCAGTCATGCTCACCGGCGACGATCTTAGCCGTCATACCGCCCCCCGAACTGTCAGAGGTGGACGACGGGCCTTTCGAGCCGAACATATCGAAGATGCGCGACAGTATCCCGCCGCCCTCGGAATCTTTGGACGTCGGCAGATTTGTGCCCAACACCCAGTTCGACAGCGGATTAATTGTGCGCAAAATAATGGCTTGCGCCACCGCTTCGCGCAGCCCACCGGCCAGCGCATCACCGAAGTCCTCGGCGTCCAACTTCCCTTGCCGGATGTTCTCTTTGATCTGATTGAACATGCCGCCCATGATCTGATCATCGGCTTCACGGGCGTCGCGGATACGGTCGAGCGTATCCAGCCGGTCATACTCGGCAGCCGTCATGTCGATGATGTTTTGCTTCTGAGCGTCCGACAGGCCCAACTCAGTGCGGTCAAGCTCGATCCGTTTACGCTCGATCGCCAGTTGCCGTTCGATTTCACGCGATGTCATACCGCGCATGTTCAGCTCGGCTTCGGCCAATCGGCGCGAATCCGCATACTGATCGTTCTGAGATTTCAGGTATTGTTCGCGGTCACGTTCAGTGGATTTTCGCACGACGTCACCGGCTGACTGCACGCGCTCACGCGCCAAGAGATCAGCCTCGGCATCCTCACCAGGCTTATAACCTTCGCGCTCCAGCGCCTGCCGTTCACGCGCCTCGGCCATCGCCACGGCCCGTTCATCCGCCGTGGCGCGGATCAGCCGCAGCTCCTCTTCCAGCAGGGCGATCTCTTGCCTATGGCCTTCCGTGGCCTGTTCCGACGCCGACTTACGGCGGGCACCAGCCAGTTTGTCATAGGCCGCCGGGAACCGCTCAATCAGTTGCAGCAACAGCTTTTTCGTCTCACCTTCGGCCTGGTCGGCCAGTATGGTCAGGTTTTTAAGCTCGAATTCCTTTTCCATGCGCTCAGTCGCGCGGGCACGGGAAATGCCTTGCTGCTCGATCGAGGCCGATATGAACGCAATCTTTTCGGCCTCAAGACCCATCTGGTTGACACTTTGGGCCGACCGCAACGCCCGATCGGCGATCATGTCATTGAGGTGCCGCTGTCGTGCCGCCGCATGGGCGGTTTCATCGCCCCCACGCCGCGTCTGTTCGGTAAGCGCCCGCATCGAGGCTTCCGCCTTAAGCGCCTCGGCATCTGATTTCAGATAGGCCAATGACAGGTCGATGGTGGCGCGGGTGCCCGCTTCCATTGCCGCGACTTGGCGACGTAGCGATTCCGCGCGGCCGGCGCCCTTTTTGGCCTCGGCCTCTGCGCGATCCTCAGCCTCTTTGATTTGTCGATTGCTGTCACTCTGAACCGTGTCGCCAAGCCGTGCGGTGTTCCGTTTTAACTTGGCGTCTTCAACCTCGGACACCTCAGATTGAGTCTGTTTGTATACCCCTTCAGCACCACGATAAAAGCTAATGGCATAGCCAAAACGACCCTGAGCCACGCCGTCTTTTTTCGTAAAACTGCCATCCGGATTTTCATCCGCTACCTCCATAAGCGCGCGGCGTCGTTGTCCAAGTTCACGATAGGCCGCTCGATTATCGCCACGGGTTTTTTGAACTCGACCTTCCAGTTCGTCATCCGTGAGGCTTTGGATCGTGCGATATTGATCGAGCCAGTCACCTAGCTTACCGATCAGCTCACCGATCTTGCTCGTTGCATCCTCAACCGGGCCGATCTGCCCAAGTTTACTGACCAGACTATCCCACGCCGCGCCCATCCCGCGCGTCAACCGATCGCCCTCCGTCAGGCTTTCATTATAAGCCTTGGCATAGTGGTCAGTGAAAATCGCAAATGCCAGATTTCGCGCCTCAGCAGCTTGACCGCTTTCAAACATGGCCCGGATTTGCTTGCGCTCCGAAACCTCAAGAAAGTTTAACTCCTGATCCAGAGCCTGCAAATCTTTGTAGGTCCCTGTGAACGCCTTGCCGGTTTTCTGGGAGGCCGCAACTATATCCTCGCCCATGACCTTAGCCATGTAGGACGCGGACCGGCCAAATTCATCCAGCCGCTCAGAATTAACGCTTTCCTTGAGGAACGCCCCCACCATGCCACGGGCCTCTTTGACATTGGCCCCCATAGCGTCATAGTCGCGCGACAGGGCCGCAAGGCGTTCAGCGGCATAATCGGCACCATCAGCCGATGCCGTCAGCATGGCCGTAAATGTCGCCAAATCCTTACTGGATCTCGCTGCATCACCGCCGACAACCAACACACCCACGCCCAGAGCCGTCACCGCCCCCGCCGCCAGAACCATTGACGATGATAACTTAATGCCCGCCATAGCCATTGCATCAAGGATTTGCGGGCCCTGCTGGATGGCAATCATAGCTGGCGACATGCCCATGGCGGCCGTCGTAAAGACATCGGCGCCCTGACGGCCCAGATTAAGCCGTCCCTGAATCCGTTGCCGGCTCGAAACAACTTCCGGCTCATCCTTAAGCAGGCCGCGCTCACGAGCAATGGCACGGGAAGTATCCTCAAACCGCTGGCGGGCGACGGCCTGCGCCTTGGATAGCTGTTCCGTTGATAAAGCGCCGGATGCGGCCAGCGACTTATATTCCGCCAACTCTTTATTCAGCCGGTTCTGGGCCGCCGCCAGAGGGTTGAGCTGGGCCTCATGACTTTCGATCATCGCCCTTACATTGCGCGCCGAGGCTTCCTGCTCGACCGTATAGCCGCGCGTATAGACTGAAGTGGCACCTTCAAACCGCTCACGCGCCTTGGCCTGCGCCCGCCCCAGCTCTTCAGCCGACAACGCCCCTTTTTCCGCCAGCATGGCATAGCGTTCCATATCGGCGTTCAACCGTGTCTGGGCCGCATGCAGCGGATCTATGTCCGAACGCACGCCATCGGCCAGTCGCTTAAGCTGGGCGACGGCGCGATCGGTAGACGCCGAGGTGCGATCAAACGCCACCGAACCCTTGGCCCCGGCTTCGACCAGAGCGGCTTCGATGCGCTTGACGACAACTTCACTGTCACCGCCATCAACGGCGATGCGCAGGGCATATTGCGTAGTGCTCATTTGGTTTCCGGGGGTGGCAAGCTATTGAGGAAAGCCGACTCGACATGGGGCAGGACATCCGAAAGCAGGGTCATATCGACCCCGCGTGCGGTGCCCATGCCGAGAATGGCGGTGAAGTCGAGGCGGTAGGGACGCCCTAGTCCGCTGACGTGGAATTGCCGGACGGAGTCTCGGACGACGCCCCAGACGGCTCTTCCGGCAGCGGTGACGGGCTGTTTTCCGTCTCGCCACCTGCCCCCGCCGTAATCGAGTTCGGCAAGGGCGATGATCCGTTTTTTTCAGCAGTCCGGTAGTGATAGGGCTCAAGAAACCCCACAGTCATCGGCCGGAAGATAGGCCCCTGACCGAAGACGGCCCGGCTGGCCTCGATCGTCATGGGCAGGGCAGCGGAGCCGTCGGCATTCCCGATACCCTCCCATCGCAGGCACGACGCGGCCATCAGGGCGATATCGTAAGCCCGCCCGGCCCGAATGGTATCCGGATGCTCCCAATCGACCTTTTCGCCGTCGAACTGGGCCAGCTCATGGAACAACTCGGTGGCCATATCCTTGGCGTCGTCATCGACCGGTTTCATCAGCAGGCGAACGCCCTTGGGCAAGTCGTCGGTATGGTCGAACCATTTTTCGTCGACCAGAACTTTGAAGGCAAACGACATTAAGCGTAAGCCTCCACATCGTTGACCAGCTCGACGGTGACCTTACGGTTCAAGGTAAGGTCGCGGCCAGCCTGCGCGGCAAACTGAATATCAAGACTCCCCGTACCTGCAACGCCAGGGCTTTCTTCTGGCAGGAATACGCGATGCTGGATGATCGCCAGCGACATACCGGCGCGGCCCGCCCAGCGCTGAGTGATTTCCATAGGCACCTTATTGCGGGCCTTCCAGAGCAATTCCTCATCTGAGAACTTAAGCGTCAGGTTAGTCAGGGACGTGAATTCACCCACGTCAATGCCGCTGATCAAACCACCATTGCCAACGCCGGGAACAATCGCCAGCCCGTTTGACATGGTAATGTCAGACGCCGTGACATCGCCAGCCAATTCACCATCGATGCGGAACTCACCGTCCTTCTGAACCAGCACATCGCTGTATTCATATTCGACCACATCTTCGGTGCCGACAATCGAAGTCGGAGTCGACTCGCGGTCATCATAGCCAATACAGCCGATGGTCGCGACCAGGCGGCCCTGACGGGACTGGTTCATGCGCCAGGTGTTGGCCATGACGCCGATCTTACCGCGATAAGACGGGATCTCAGGGTTACCAGCCTCAATCGTCGCAGCGGGGAGCGCAACGGCACCGGAATGGAAGGTGTGCTTATAGGCGCCGCCACGAAGCGTGGGCCAGCTTACGCGGGCATTGGTAGCCTTCTGAGCCGTCAGCGTGAACGTGTTGCCGGTCTTACCCAAGGTATCAAAGGTGATGGTCAGGGTATCCGCTGATGCCACATAGGTGCATTTTGCCACCTCGGCATTGGCCGAGGCATTGAGGGCGGTGGCCGCCGCCGTCAGCGTCGCGGCAAGATTGGCTCCAATCTGAATTTGCAGACCAGCCGGGGCCGCCGTTACGAACGTCCACACAACGCCATTGAGAGCGAAGGTCGAGTTTCCGGCCGGTTGCGCCCTGAACTTGAGGGTGCCTGACGCCGCCAATGTGGCCACCGATGATACCGGTGCACCGAAAAACAGCTTCAGCCAGACCCCCAGGGTGCGCGGTTCGGCGGGCACGGATACGTCCCCCGTCACATCCTTGGCGTCAGTGAGGGGGTCGGCACCGTCCCGGCCCCGGCCCAGTACAGGATCAGGGATCAGAGGCGCGGAGCCCCTGACCTGATCGGAATCGAAAGCCATCCGAATGAAAGCGGCAGCGGCGGCGGCAACTTTGAATTCGGTCTGGAAGCCCAGAACCATGACCGAATTGATACCCTGAGCGCGATTGCCCATGTGTGATCTCCTTAATGAAAGTGGGGTTAGAGGGGCCAGTCGGTGACGTAGTTGGCGATGACCGAAAAATCGGCCCAGCGCGCACCGGTCGCGCCATTAGTGTCGATGACGTCGACATTCGGGGCCGTAGGCTCGATACAGATGCATAACCCGCCCAGCGTCGGGTCATCCTTGATCAGGCCACCGATGCGAGACAGCAGGGCATCCAGCCCGCCTTCCTTATCGGCAGCGTCAAATGCGACCTCAATCGGGATTTCATGGCTGTAGAAATACTTGCGCGGTGACATCGATATTTCCGGATCACCGGGTAAACCATCGCGCACAATGACGTCGCCATGCGCGGCAACCTTTTGGGCGCGGTCACGGTTGCGCTGCACATCGGAGCGGCGGCCACCAGCCGTCAGTCCGTCGCGCAGCAGCTCAAAGAGCGCCCGCACCACCTGTTCGCGTATGCTTGCCATGATTACCTGTAGAGATTAGCGGTCAGCAGATCCGCAAGGTGCGCCTGCGCCTGACGGCCTAGCGCCTGCCAGTTGAGGCGCCGACGAATAGTGACCTGTGGGACCAGAATGAACATGACGGCCGACATACGGCCATCAAGACGGGTGTTGGGACCGGCAGCACTTCGGCCGATACCGCCGATAGGCCGGACATAACCTCGGCCAGTCAGGCGGACATTGTCGGCGACCAGCAACGACGGCTTGCCGCGGCGGTAGATGAACCGTAGTTTGATGCCTGTGGCGCGTTCCCAGTCACCGGGCGTCACCCGGCCACTGCGACCATTCCGCTTCATGTATCGCCCCTTAGCGACGGCCGGGGTCGGAATAGCCAGCCAAAACCCGTTCTTAGACCGGATCGTGGCGCCCTGGTTGAATACGTCGAACAGCATAGGCGCATTGGTGTTGCGGCGTGCCTCGAAAAACAAAGTGGCATCGACCGAATCCCGATTACGCGGATAGACCGTACGCCGTGTCGCCTTACCGAGCTTGTTACCCAGCCCGGCGCGGCGCGCTTCCTCATCGACGGTCGTTTTCATCCAGTCGGAAAGCTGATGCTGCGACCGGGTAACACCCTTGGCCAGCCAATCCTCAAACCCCTTTTGGACGGCAGGTCTACCTGCCTTAATACTCACCCGCACGGGCTTGATTTCTCAGCGCGGCAGATCCATTCGTCGCCGTCGCCGTCACTGAGATAGGGCTCATCAATTACCGTGAAGACCTCAGCGGTAGCGAAGTCGTCACCGAAGGTGACCTCATCACCACGGTCGGCGCGGGCCAGCTCACTAAGCCGCACCCTGAAAACGTCACAATCCGACCGAGCCAGCGACCCGCCGAAGCCATCAACCTCATTCTTGCGGGTTTTGATGACCCGGCAGGGCTGACCCTGCCAGTGCGCATCCAGACCGAAGGTCGCATAATCGACCTCCAGCATCTGACGGCGTTGTTCGAAATATGACATCAGATTTCCGAGTGGGCCGCCACTTCAGCCGCCGATGCCCTGCGCACTTTGTGCTGACCTTCGAGCAGGGCGGCCTCGGCTTCCGGCACCATCAGGAACTGCCCCACCGAGCGCTTGCGATCACCGCGCCCAAGCCAGATCACGCCGACGTCTTCACCGGCATAGTCCGACACATCCGCCTCAGCCGGTACCGTTCCCTCATGGGCAAGGGTCGGTTTATGATAAATCCGCTTCACCATCTTCGCCTCCAATTGGAAAAAGACGGGACCGCCCGAAGGCGGCCCCAGTTGCCCGGAACGCGGATTAAACGGCGGTGGACACGCCGTCAGCCTGATCAAGTTCGATCAGCAGCTTCGGACGGTTCCACAACGGCAGGGCATTCATCTGGCCTTTCAGCTCAATACCCTCACCGTGATCCAGCAGCTTTTCCGTAATGTGGATCGCATCATCCGGATTAGCGGCACCGCCATTGAGAACATTGATGTCATCAGGCGGCGAGATGAAGGTTTTATGGGAGTCGCGCGTCCCCGCCGGGTAAGCATGCCCTTTACCAGCCGCGATAAGCGGGGCGGCGCCGGATTTGAACGGCACAATCGCCGGATTTTCCTTGAACAGGATGTTCTCATGCAGGAACTCTCGGTAACGATAATTACCTTCACGCTGCTGCCCCACATTGGCCAGCGCCCGGAAATGTTCTGAGTTCTGATAGAACTTTTCGACCTTGGCATGCTGCGTCAGAGCATCGAAGAAATCAGGGCTGACCTCGGCCTCGATAATGGTCATGGTCTCGTCCGACAGATCCTTGACGATAAGGTCACGAACGCGGCGGCAATGGCCCTTGATGTCGGTAGTGGCATCAGCCAGGTCAAAGAACACTTGCTTTTTCGTGACACCGAAGGCCGTGAACAGATTGATGATCTCATAGCCTGCGCCGTCGGTGACAATGCCTTTCAGCGCCGACGTACACATGATTTCATGGGTCAGTTCAAACTTGGTCTTAAACAGACCGAGTTTCTTATTAAGTTGGTTCGCCATCGTCTCCAGCGCCTTGTCGCCAGACCGCGACGCCATCGCCAGCATGTTCTTGATGTCATTGGCCGTCAGGTTGTCATAGTGGATGATCGACGGCACTTCGATGATGCGGCCTTCGGCGCTGCCGTTACGGGCGATCGATTTGCCAACCGGCAGGGCATAGATCACATCGCTCGAAATATCGATGCGCACATAGCTGGTCGCCAGAGCCTCAGCCGGGAACATGCGGGCACGAAGCGCACCCCACAGGCTGGGAAGGGTATTAATGGCGGTAGTCATATCAAGCCCGGTGAACGGGAAATTGAACTCACCGCTGTCGGTAATTACGGTAGTGGACATAGTTGAACCTTTCGGAACTGAGTTGAGAAAAAGCGGTGTGTTGATCCGGCCGCCCCCGGAACCCCAAAGGGGCGGTTACTGGACGTCGACCTTGATGTTCAGCGCCCTGAGCTGGGCGATGGCGGCATTTTTCTGATTGGTCGTGGCACCCGCAGGCCAGACCAACTCTTCGGCGCGAACGATGGCTGGGCCGTTTTTCAGGACCAGTACCTTTTCTTCCGTGTCACTGGCTGACCGCAGGGCAATTGCCGCCGCGTTCTGCGAGCCATCAGATGCCGCAAAATCGATGGCTTCAAACACATTGGCCACGGCACCAAGAACAGCAAACTGGGCCGTAGCCACGGCCGTTTTCGCCACCGTTTCGCGGGTGAAATTCTGATCGTACTCATGTGCGATCAGGTGCCCCTCGGTTTTAGGGCGAACAACTTTGATGACGTCCATGACGACTATCCTTCTAAGGTTAGGTGATTACAGGAATGGGCGGGCCGAGGTGCCCTTACTTGCCAGCGCGGGCGCGGGCGTTTTCGACCAGTACGTTACCGGCCGTTTTCTTGCCGCCGTCTTCGCTGTCGGCGCCAACACGTTTGACACCGGCCATAGCTTCGCGCAGGGCGTTCGGGCCCTTGGCTTTGGCTTCGGGACCAGCCACTTCGGACACAGCTTTGAACTGGGCGAAGGTCATACCGGCATTGATGGCCTTCAATGCCAGCGCCGGGTTTTTCTGGGCTTCGGCGCTGCCTGAGATGCGTGCGACCTCGGCGGCGGCAGAAGGTTCCGAACCAGAGTCAGATCCAGCCGCGCCAGCGGCCTTATCAGCTTCAGTTTCGCCATCGGCATCACCTTCACCCTCATCGGCTTCCTCTTCAGCGGTACCATCCGCAGGCGGCGTCACGGCAGCCTCTTCAGCTTCCGCCTCGGCCTTTTTACCGGCGGGCTTGGCAGCAAGTTTAAGTTTCATGTCAGTCTCCTGTGTATGCATGGCCAAGGGGCCAGCGGGGGCGGTTGAAGGGAATGCGGAAAGGGAAGCCAGCAACGCCTCAAAGGCCTGCTGTTCCGTCATGACGGAGTCGATAAGACCGATGGACAGGGCCGAACGCTCAGGTTCATCGTGCTGCCCCATGAACACACGGGCTTGCGTACCGATCAGGGTTTCAGCACTGAGCTGCGGGCGGCCGCGCGAAATATCGGCGACAAAATCACGGCCACATTGATCAATCTCTGCCTGAAGATCTTCACGGGCAGTGGCGCTCAGCGGTGCCCAGTGAGCGCCCGCGACCTTCTCGGCCCCGAATATAATGGGCTCGATTTTGATACCCTCAGCCGCATAGGCCTCGGAGTAGTCAACATGGGTGTAAACCGCCCCGATCGATCCGATTAGGCCAACGCCACCGGCCGACACATGGTCAGCGGCCGATACGATCCAGTACATGGCGCTACAGGCCATATCGCAGTAAAACCAGATCGGTTTACCGCCCGCCGCGGCGCGGTTCTCACGAATCCATGCGGCCAGTTCCGGCAGTCCCGGCGCGACAACCCCGCCCGGCGAAGATGCACGGACGAAAATGGCCTGAACGCGGCTATCCGCATACGCCGTCTGAAGCCCGGCCAGAATAGTGTCATAGCCATGATACCAGGCACCGCAGTAATATTCCCCGCGATCGGTCAGGGCGTTTGCCACTTCCATGATGGCGACACCCCGGTACAAGGACCAGCAAAAGCCCTCATCTTCGGGCTCACCCATGGATTGTTGGGCCCACAGCGGCGTGTAGCAGGACGGCCGCTCTGGTTCGGCATCGCCATAGTCGTCATCCATGGCCGAGGTACGGTTACGTCCCAGCCCGATTTTGCGCAGCATGGCGTCCAGACGGCCCTCGCGCGCGAAGCCACGCGGATCATTCTCGCGCAAGTTGGAAAGGATCTGTTCGGCAGCAGCCGGGTACAACAACAGGGGCCGACGCGTGAACCGCGTGACCAGAGGCGTTATTTTGCTCATGGAATTTTACCTTGCCGAAGTCGGCCGCTGATCCAGCGACGCCTCATGTTCGGGAGTGTTGGCGAAGGCCGCGATGCGACTCAGCGCCGATTTCATAGCCGTACCGGCGCGTGCCAGCACCGACGTTGCCGATTTTGCGGGTTCAGGCCGCTGGTCTTCCGGAGGGGTACCACCAGATGACGCACCGGCCTCGACCACACCCTCGACACTGCCGGCGGCCGTCGTGCCAGACAGGCCACGGTCGGCCCTCATCCGGCTTTCGTGTGCGAGTTGGTCGAGAACCTCTTCATAATCCTCGCCCTGTTCGGCACATTCTTTTTCCAGTGTCGAAATACCGGCCTCAATACGGGCAGCGGCGGCCAGAATTTCCTTTGTAGGGTCGATGTAGCCACGGCCCGGCCCAAGCCAGCGGCCATCGGCATAGGCGTCTATGGCCTCATAGAAATCTGGAGCCCCGGCGGGGGCGGTTATGTAGCCACTGTCGAACGCTTCTTCCAGCCAGGCCACAAAAAATGGCTTCACCAACTGGGTTTCGATGATCGACATGAACGACACAATCTCGGCCCAGGCGTGCACCATGGCGGCCCGTGCAGACGAATAGTTCGTCTGCGAATAATCCATGGAGATCTCTTCGTAAGTGACGCCCAGCGCTGCGGCGATCAATCGGATGATTGAGCGCGTAAAGGCCTCAAAACTGGTAACATCCTTGCTGGCTGTCTGAAGGTTGACCTCGTCACCGGGCGCCAACACGGGCAATATGCTTTCGCCCAAGGTAATAGGGTTTTTACCGTAAAACTGTTCCCGGTCGCCGTCGTATTGCGTGTATTGGTCGAAACTAAAGGACTCGCTTAGCGCTGAAGGCCCTGCGTTCGACTTGATAAAACCGAGCATCAGGGCATTGACCGTCGCGGCCTGTATGGTGGCATCAGTGAAGCGGTTGAAGCCCCGAAATGCCTTCAGAGTTGACGCAAATTTCGATATCCCGCGCGATTGCCCCGCCCGTTCACGGTCGAAGAAATGCAGGATATTCGGGCGGCCCAGCGTGGTCGAATAACGCGGATGACGCGTCCACTTTAGCCCCTTGTCGGAAATGCCTATATCCGCTGCATGGCGTTCACGGATATGATAGGCGATCGCGACGTTGCGACCGTTCTTTTCAACCCCGTCGCGCAAGGTATCTGAGTTTGGCTGCCCCATGGGATTGGACAACCGATCAGGGTCTATCATCCGCAGGCAGGTTTTATAACGCGCCGACGGATCATCATCGGCATAGTCAACCTGCGCCAGACCCTCACCGTCTTTCGACAGGTGATTAGCCGCCATGCGCAGCAATTGACCCCAGCCACCCTGCCGTTCAGCGTCGACCAGAAAGTCGAAGCTATTGGCGTAAATCGACCATTCGGTATTGATGATCTGACCGAGTTCACGCGCCGCTTCAGGGGAAATACCCAAAGCCCGCGCGTTCGGCTTTGACGAAAACCGCCAACCCCGGCCAACAGCCGCGTTCGTTTTGCGCGATACGCCAGACGCCGCAATCGGGTCATTACGGGCTATGTCACGCGTTCGGCCAACAACACCGTGACGGGCCGGAAGATAATCCCGATCGGCCGACTGCAAACGAGTCGGCCAACCCGCCATGAACGTGCCCCCACGTCGGGCACCTTCATAAACCTGCCCCTCACCCGTAGCCGTGGAGGCGCGTGAACGGGCCCGCGCAGGGGCCGCCATCAGGCGGCCGGGACGCGGGCGGCGCAGAGTTGCGGCCATTTCGATTAGGCCTTGGTGTCTTCGTCAAACAGAGGTTTGGTATCGTCGGCATCCGGGGCTTGCTCACTTTCCGTCGCCGGATCAACCTCTTTCGCAGCCCCCCTTCCGGCACGCTTAACAGGCTTATCAGTGTCTGATTTTCCCTCAACGCTGTCGGCAGTGTCTTCAGATCCAGCACCAGTATCCGCTTCAAATTGAAGTTCCAAAAACTCCAGCTCGGTTTTCATGTCCTCAACGGAATCGTTGATCCGTCGGTAGGTCGAGATCGACAGCGCACCTGGGATACCGTCAAGAGCGGCAAGGGTCGCGACAGCAAACGCCAATTGAGCACGCAAAAAGCCGAGAGGGTGAGAGGTTTTAGTCATGACAGATTTTCCTTTCGTGTCAGGAGATTGTGAAACGCAACGCGCCGCGGCGGCCGGAGCCGTTACTGGACTTGGCGGCTTCCAGCTTTTCGATTGCCTCTTCCAGGCGGACTGTGTCGCCTTGGTGGTAGCGCATCAGGCGACCATCGGCGGAACGGGTCTCAGCGACCTTCTCGCCGGAAATCAGTTTGGCGTAGGCGGCCTTGAAGCCAGCCAGCAGCAATTCATCTTCAGGGCTAAACGCCATCAGAGTTTGGTCCTTCCGGAAAATAGTGATTTGGGTTTCAAGCCGGGGTTTTCGGCCGTGGTTGGCACCGGCAGGGGCTTAGAAAAGTCAGCCGCCGCAAATAGCGGCAGTTCGGCCTCTGGCTGTTTCAGCCTTTTGTGCAGCAGCTCCTGCCATTCGGCGGGTGTTCGGGTTTCACACCCTAGTTTCCACGCCAGCGCGCGAGCATAAACCGCCAGATCCAGCCGTTCGTTGGCCTGACCAGGCAAACGATCCCACCAACCTTTCACCCCGGCGCGCATCGACTTTGGCTTTTTGAACACCTCAGCAACATATTGCTTGAAATCCTCAGCCGTCGCGTCGAACGGGTTGTAGATGGCATTTGGCATACGCTCGCCATCGGCCTGAAGGCTGTTATCGAGCATGGTGTAAATGACCGATTTCAGGCCCCACACCCCGACCAGCCAAAGGTCGCACGACACATAACCGGTGTTGGTGCGCAACTTCTGCCGCTTGCCCTTATTGAGCGGGATCGCATCCGGATCACCAACACCTTTGAGGGCCAGAACATTGTGACGGTTACGCACAAAACGATAAACCCGCTCGGTCACACCCTTTTTGCCGCCGGAGTCGATGCCTACAATATCGAAACCGAGATCCACGGTAGCTTCACCGGGCCAGCGACGGCCGATCACGTCGTTAAGCTGGAACCATGCATCATCATCAAGCGGGTCAACCTCGATCACGCCCCAGTCGAAGCGGGCCAGAGACAGACAAGGGCCGATAGCATAGGCATCCCACTCGATCCGGTCGCCCTGAATATCGACCGACAAAATGGTCTGACAGGTGAAGGCCGGGATAACGCCGCGCTTCACGAACCGGCCGCGCATCTCGAAAAGCTTCTGGTGGTCCGGCGCTTCGCTGGCCGCATCATAAGCCAGACCCAGTTTCTGCTGGCTGAACACCTTCAGCGCTTCGGGATCTCGGCCAGATTTGACCTCTTCCACGGCGGTTTCGTATTCACCCCATAAACGAGACCAGTTTTTGAAGAACGAATACCCCTGCCATGCCCAGTATGACGGGTTGCGGCCCTCGGATGGCCGTTCACGCCAGTGCATGAACTCTGACGGAGGGAAGCAGTCGGGCGGGGAAGGGTTATCCGGGTTCTCACTCGGATAAGTCCGAATCCAGCGGCGACCATTGCCCACCATTTGGCGCTTATGGACATCATCCATAAGATCTTCGCAGTTCAGGCACCGGAAAGTGACCCGGCCACCCGCAACCGGCGGCGGCACCATGTTTTCGAAGTACAAGACCTGAAACCACGAACAATGCGGGCACTGGATGTAGTATTTCGATCGGTCACCCGCATTGTAGAGCGCAGTAATCCGGCAGTTGGGCAGAACACCGGGCGTTGACGTGAACAGGCCCTTGAATTCATCCTGACCATCCGTCCGCGCCCAGATCTGCTTAAGCGGATCGCCACGGCCGCCCGCATCCATCGGTAATTCTGAGACTTCGTCACACCAAAACCGCTTGATCGACTTGGCCTGAAGCTCGGTCGATGACGTCCCTGCCACAAATAGCGCATATCCGCCGCGAAATCGCTTGAAGGTGCTGGTTGAACCCGACCGTGAGCGCTCGACAGAAGCCTGAACACGCCTTTGAAGGGCGGGCGTGACATCGACGGTCGGCTGGAACTTCGTATTGTTGAAGTTCTGCACTTCCTTGATGGTCGGAAACATCGCCAGAAAGGTCGATGGATCGTCACATATGGTCGAACCCAGCCAGTTGACGCCGATTTCGGACTTGAAGAGCTGGGCCGCCGCCGAAACCGTGACGGACGTGCACGGATGGCTGAAGCTCAGCGCTTCCATCGGCTCGATCGCCAGCGGGGAATTCTCGTTTTCCCACTTACCGGGCCGCGCCGAACCGGATTCAGCAGCTACCCAACGATCATCCTGTGCCCATTGCGCCGTCGAGCGGGCAATATTGGGCGTGGCGGCCGCAGCCAGCGCACCAAACAGAGCCAACGCCGAACTGGCGAGGCCGAAAAGCCGATGGGGGCGCGCCATACTCGCTTAAAGCGGCAGGCTTTCCTGTTCGGCAGGCATACTGCCGACAACCGGAACGCCACCGGTGCTGTCGGCGGTGGCCATCGAAGTGCAAACCTCGGAAAACCGGCCCATAACCGCTTCAAACAGGTCATTTAAAGCCCTGACCACGGCGGGTTCACGCTCAGCCGAGATACCGAACTTTAGGCAAATTTCCGTGGCCACCTTGCGCTTGCCATTGGCGAAGACTTCACGGGCAGCGGCGACAGCCTGATAAGCCTGTTCCTGCACCTCAGAAACCGAAACCAGTTCACCGACCTCTTTCATGTAGGCCACCTGCTTAAGCTTGGCGTCCCACTCTTCGCGGGATTGTTTGGCCGTCGGTGCCAATGGTGCGCTGGGTTTGGTGATAGGCGCAGCCACCGGCAAAGGTGCTGCCGGTCCACCTGATGACATCGCTGCCAGCGTCGAAATCGCGGTCAGTCGCTTGCCCTCATCCAGAATACCCGAAAGCGCGGCAAGGCTGGCCTCGGCGTCGACCTCATCACCATCCATAACCAAACGGTTCGCCGCGATGTATTTACTCACCATCGGGGCGGACACTTGGCACAACGATGCAAACGCCGACTTTTTCATCTTACTGTTTTAACTGACCTTTTCCATGAACAAGGGCGCTTAACCCTTAACCGTTTTGCTTAACTGCCCCACTACAAAACTCATGCGCTCTGACCCACCGCATAGGGCCCAGATCGGGGGGAAGGACCCGCGAAATGTATGGCGAGGCACACAAAGGCTTTGAATTGTAAGGATATTTCAGCAATCGGAAGCGTCCCGCCTCCAAAGCATCCGCACGACGTACCACTTTGGGTAGCCGTGCGGTTCAGTGCCAAGGGCACCGGTTAAGACGTCCAGTTAAACCACACGATTCGGGTTTAGCCCATAGGTCACCGCTTCTTTTTTTTACCCGTGCCCCTAGCCTTGGGCTGAGAGGGCTTAGGCGTATCCTCATCGGTGACCTTCTGCACGTTGGCCAGATCAATGATCACGGGCCGGTCATCGCCACCCATGAAGCGCATGAGCGCCGCGACCCGGTTCTCAGGCAGCACCTCCTGCACCACGAAATCCATGAGACCATCGAGCGTGCGCACCTTGTCACCCACCCCGACGCGGTGACCAGCCTGCCCAGGAGCCGACACACAGGCGATGAACCCGTCAACCTCATAGGCCTTATGCCGCTCAATCATCTGGTCAGTCACGCCACGGGTGAAGTAGGCCGTCATGCCGATAAGCCCTGCCACCGACCCGATATGCTCACCCGCGTTGGGCCTGATGAACATGTACCCCGGATAGAGCGGAGTCGACACGACCATGCGGACACGGGCAATCCTGCGCTTACGCTGGGTCATGGGCCTGTAGAACTCAAACCCGCGCGCCATAAGCTGCTGGGCCACCATGACCTCCAGCTTGGTGTTGTAGGATATAATCATCCATGCCGACTGATTGAGACGTCCCTGATCCATTACGCAACCCTTTGAAATATAATTCTAAAACTCAAATCTCACCGCGCCAAACCGGCAACAACCCCGCCGGTACCAGCGACCCGTCCGCCCCCGGCTCAGGCCCATACTCGCCCGGCCAGTGCCCCTTGTGGCGGGCCATTCGGATGACCTTGCGCCACTGTTCCTCATCCCAGCCCGCCGGGTTTGCGATGGCCTGCGCGCCCATCACCGGCTTGACCGGCACCCCAGCCAGCCGCTTATCCCGCAGCTCACAGGCCAGTTTCACCGGCAGTTCCCAGTTGACCATTTGCCGGTTCTTCCCGCGATGCCACGCCGCCGCCGACTGGACGGCCTGTTCGATTTCTTCGACCGTGCAGGCCGGTGAGTTGGGCGTGCCGTCCTTCAGCACCATCAGCGGGTAGGGGTTCGCCGCATGGATCGACCGTGCCGGATCAGCCAGCACATCACCGGCCAGTTCGATCAGCCGATCCCTGAAAACAATCCGCTCTTGCGCCTGCGCGTCAGAGAGAGAGTTATTAGGTTTATTATTAAGTTTATTATTATGGTCCCCCAGTGGCTGGGGTACCCTCCCCCAGTCACTAGGGTACCCTTCCCCAGTGGCTGGGGTACCCTCCCCTACTGGCTGGGGTACCCTAGTAGCTGGGGTACCCCCCTTTTTCTTGGCTTTTTGGGCGTTCACCTGCTCGATGATCTTGTCGAGATTCACCACATACAGGTTGGATGACCACGACCCGTTTGGACGCTTTCGCGGTATTATCGCCAGCCATCCGTCGATCTCCAGCACCTGAAGCGCCTTACGAACCGTTTCGACGCTATAGCCGGTCACCACGCCGATATCGGCCGCCGACGGAAAGCAGTCTTCGGTCTCGGAATTGGTACGGTGCGCAATGTGGACCAGCACCCCCTTTTCGGCGGGGGTGAGGCCCGAATCCTTGGGTTCCAGCTCAAGCGCGAACCCCGAATGACGTGAACTCATAATCTACTCCCAGTAGGCATTGTGCGGCAGCGACGAATGGATCTCGTATTCGAAATCCGAAGGCCCGCCCCGGTTCTTGACGTTGATCAGCAGCGTCCGGTTTTTCCAGCGATCAAGGTCGTTGAGGTACTTGTCGTACTCATCGACATAGGTAGCCGCCGTCTTGTCGATCGGCTCCTTCAGGTACTTTTCCGGCCGGTGCAAAAACGTGATGGTGTTGGCGTCGGCCTCGATCTCACCCGACCAGCGCAGATCAGACATTTGCGGCCGCTTATCGACATTGGTGCGCTTTTCATTTTCGCGCGAAAGCTGACACAAGGCGTTCACGGCCACCCCTGTTTCGCGCGCCAGATCCCTGAGCGCCCCGGACACTTCCCCGACCTCGACCACCCTTGACCCATAGGCATTGTCGGGCCGCACGATATGCAGGTGATCGATCACCACCATGCCCGGTGTGACGCCGCGTTTGTCCATATCCCGTATCAGCCGCTTGACCGCAGGCGTGATCTCAGACGGCGTCAGGCCCGACCGATCATCGATCCATATCGGCAACTCGCGCAGCTCCTGCCCGGCGCGCCTGAGCGCCGTTTCCTGCACGGTGCTGAGCTTGCCCCGCTGGGCGGCGAAATAGGTCGGGTTGTCATCGCCCAGAGCCGGGTCATGGGCCAGCGAACACAGCAGGCGCAGGATGATCTCGGCCTTGTCCATTTCCAAACTTTGGAATCCGACGCCGAATCCGGCCCGCGCCATGCGCTTGGTGCGCTCGACCGCCTCGGCCGACTTGCCCATGCCCGGACGGCCGGCGGTGATCAGCATGCGCGCCGCGCGGATTCCGCCATATTTTTCGTCATAGGCGGCGTACCCGGTCGGCACATATTGCGGACGTTCACGCCCATCAAGAACCGCCGTCGCATAGTCGGCCTGACCTTCGGCGGTTAGCCAATGCGTCTCACCGCCTGCGCCGCGCGCCACAGCCGTCAGCATATCCTCTGAGCGCACGATCACCGACCCGACCGAACCCGATACGGTCTGTGCATCGACCACCATGGCCTGCGCCGAGCGTATCAGCAGGCGCCGTGTCGCCATCTCCGAAATGACGGCCGCATAATCCGGCGCGCGCTGAGGCGGCGGTGCACGGTCGATCAGCGTCGCCAGATAGCCAATCCCGCCCAGATCGGTATAGGCCCGATCCTCAGTGAAGTGGTTGTGCAACACGGCAGGATCAGCAACCCCGCCACGCTTGATGCGCCGCTCGATCTCGCGAAACAGCTTGCCATGGAACGGCTCATAAAAATCGTCGCCACGCGCCACGCCCTCGACCCGCGCGTAAGCCTTATTGTCGAACAGCAGACAGCCCAGCAGGGCCTGCTCGGCCTCCAGATTGTGAGGCAGGGTCTTGATTTCAGAAACCGCGTTCACGACCGACCCTCCCGCCAGACGGCGATCAGCCGGTCGCAGGTCTCGACCACGACGGCGATATCCGCGTAATGGCAGGTCGGGATCATCGACCCTGCCACCGTCATACTGAGGCCGATCAGACGCGTGAACGGATTCGACGGCCCGCGCGGCCCGAAAACCGCATGACCGACGCAGGCCACCGCCAGCCGCTTCAGCTCGACCCGATCAGGCTCAGCCTGCGGGTACGGCACATCGCGGGCCATCAGCACCTTGCGCGCCTGAGCAATCACCGCGCACCAGTCATCGACATGGGCCGCCGTCATGGGCTTCCCGGTCGGCACCACCACGGGCGCGGCCGCAGGTTTACGGGTTTCGACCCCATCCATGAACAGTTGAACCGGGCGGATCATTGGCACCACCCATCGCTTAATAGCACGCGCCCCAATCCGCGATTCTGCGCATTGACTAAAACCGACACGGCCCGGCCGCCTTTAGCGAACAAGGTCGTACCATTGGCAGGCGACCTGCCTTCAGTACCGTCAGGACGGATAAACTTGATCTTGCCCGCGACAAACAGGATGGCGTCGGCAACCTGCGCCGCTTCCTGCCACCAAGCGGCCGATGTGCGATCCGGGGTCAGCGCAATGCCGTGCCCGTTAGCCATAAACCGCTGAAGCCACGGCCGGATACCGTTGCGGCCCCCAAAAGGCGGGTTCATCCAGACGAAACCACCCCACTCTTGCGTCAAGGACTCTTCGGTAATGACCCGATCAGCAGGCACCCAGTCGACTACATCCAAGCCGGGGTGCGCAACATCCAGATCAAAACGCGCGCCCATAGCCTCAAAGACATAGCGCGGCGTATACCATTCATCGGACTGACCAATGCGCTCATGAATACTCATGGCATCACCTCGGTATCATTGGCTGGAAGCCACTGACCGGTGCGCGCATGATGATCACACACCATGGTCACCCGGCCGTCCGGCACCTCTGCGGCGCAAAATCGGCGCGGGCCGAGCTTGTGACGGCATCCGCCCTCAGCCAGGTCGATAACGCCCATACCGATGAAGACGGCGCGGGGCACCACGATATCAAACCCTAGTGCCCGCAATTTGGAATTACGGTGCACATCATGGGCACGTTCACCGCGATAGATCGGGGGATACTCAGTCATGGGCCATCCCCATCAGATGACCATTAACGCAGGCGGCCAGCGCAGGCAGGCCGTGCACGCGGATCAATCGCGCCACCTCGGCCGCCAGATCGGACTTAACGGCCGGTGCCGCCGCCAGCGCGTCGAGCCACGGCGGCCGCCGAACGATCTCGATCGACCGCTTGGTATTGGCCAGCCTGCGCACATAACCCTGCGTCTCAAGGCCGTTGATCAGGCGAAACACACCGGATTTCGAAACCAGTTTGAGCGCGACCCGCAGGTTTTCATAACTGGGCGGAACGCCGTCGACCGTTAACCGGTCAATGGCAATCAGACACGCGCGTTGCTTGGGTGTCATGGCTGCACCTCACTTTCAAAATTATTGGAAATTTCGTCCGCCCAGACCCGCGTGATCGACCGGGCTTTGAGGCTCTCGACCGGTGCGGGGCCGATCTGGGTCTTCGGTTGGCGTAGGAAAAATTGGGATGAAACGGCCGTCGGGTCGGGCTGGTCGAACAGGTACCAGGCGCAGTTATCCTTGCCGTCCGACTTGGAACCGGCGATCCAACGGACCCGCCCGACGCTGACGATCTTCCGCAACCGGTCGGCAAACGGCACGGCCTGCACCGTATGCGCCCAATCGGCCTCAAACAGCAGCCAGGTCGGCGCCTGATCAGACAGGTGCATGATCAGCGGATGCAGAATATCGCGCTTCCACGGCGGATTCGTGATGAAGGTGAACGGCTTGGGGCTGCGCAACCGCACCTCATGGGTCAGGGCGTCCCGCTTCGCGATGCGCGTGCTGCGCGGATTGATGTCATAGGCGAAGACGCACACATGACCGGCCGCCTCCAGATGACCGCGTAACGCCCCGTCACCCGCGCACGGCTCAACAAAGCGCGTGCCCGTCGCCAGATGCGGCAGCAGCGGCCGCACCGGCCCTTCCGGTGTCGGATAAAAATCATCCCGTTCACGGGCAAAATGGCCGGTGCGCTTCGACATGGTCAGCCGACCTTCCGGCGGGCTTCGATCCGGCGCAGCGCGGCGGACACGGCCGTGCGCAAAGCCATGGAAGACTCACCGCCCTTGATGGCCTTGCCCATGGTCTTAAGGCCCCAGTTGCCTTGCAGGTTCTTGTTCAACTGCAAAAGCGTGATCTGGTGGCGGCGCATGAAGCTGCGCACATCATAGGCCCAGATGGTAGATCCCCGGCTGGCCAGTTCATCAGCCCGCGCCTCAACCATGCGCGCGCACTGCCCGAAATAGGTTTTGGCGCGCGCGATCAGGCTTACAACGTCGATATCTTCGTTGACCAGAGCCCACCAGGCGCTCACCACCCGGCCGTCATCGCCCGTAAAATAAAAACCCCACCCGCCCTGACCGGCTTTGCGCGGCCGGATCAGTTGCACGACATGGTCATAGGAAAGGTCGGCCTGAGACCACAGCTCATAGGCTTCCGCCCCCCACAGCATCTCAGCCTCATGCATAGGCTGGAAAACCGGATTGCCGACCATAGCGACCGCCATCGCCGCTAATTGGGCAGTACCCCGCCCCTTGACGACGAAGCCGTCAGAGGGCGTGCACGCGGACGCAATTGTCCGCGCGGTGTTTGAAGCACCGTTCATAATAAGGCCCCTTGCCTTAAGTTATTGATATAAAGTCATTTATGGTTAACGGGCGCATCCCAAACCAACCGCACCCGATAACCGCAAAAGCCCGTTTTCCCGTTCTAGGGCGGTACGGACTCACCAGCGGGGGAAATCCCGCCGTCAGTTCGCCCGGCGGACTCGCCGCCGGTTGTCTCCCATCGCCGGTTCATTTCGCACCTGCCATAGGATGAGCAATCTCGGACACCTCCCCTTCGGGGGTGGCGACCGGATAGAGTTTTTCAAACTCTTCCAATTTGGAGACAGCGAGATCCATACGCCGCACGCCAATATCTTTACCGTCCCGAATTTCGCTCAGGCGCGTACCGCTTCCGAGCAAGCGCGTGGAAAGCGTACTCACCGACCAACCGGCCGCATTGGCCAGCCGGTCGCAACGATTCAGGAAGGCGTCAATTGTGCTCATGACGCTGGTATGTCGTGTTATATCACGAACGTCAAGCGTGAACTGCCACGAATGCATTGTCACGATGAATTCGTTATATTTCACGATATGGATGATTACGCGCGCCTCAAAAAGCTTTTCGATGAGAAAGGCTTTTCAATTCTAAGGCTTGCCAATGAGATCGGCCTCAACGAGGCAACGATCCGTAGCGCTATGAAAAAAAATCTCGGATCTATGGGCGGCGACAGCCTCTATAAGATCGCCGCGACCGTTGGCACCACGATTGAGGAGCTGCTGGGTCAGGCCAAACTGGGCCCCAGATCAAACGGCGCGGCCCTATCAAATGTGTTGCCTGTCAGATATCAAACCGGCGGCGGCAACTGGGTCGACGTCGACCGGTACTTTACACCCGAACCCGAAATGGCCGCTGCGAGCCTGGTGGCAGGCGTCCCCATGTCGGATCAGTGGTATGAGCGCCTTGAAGGCGACTCGATGAACCTGCTCATCCCGCCCGGCGCCTTAATGCATGTCATATCCAGCCACATCACATCATTTAAGCATGGCGATATCGTCATTGTCGAACGCTCGATGTCTGGTGGTCATTACCTGTCGCGCACGGCAAAGCAGGTCGCTTTCACGTCCGAGGGGCTGGAACTCTGGCCCAGATCGACCAATCCGATTTGGGATGGCCCGATTAATCTCAACGTGCCACCGGAAGACGAAAGCATCACAATCGAAATCGCTGGCGTTGTAAAAAGGGCTGTAATAGAACTTTAACTGCACACGACAGGGGGAAATAAATGGGATGCTGCTCCATAAGCGTTGAAACCTGCACACGCATGGTTGACGCTGCCACGAAAGCCTGCATTCAGGCCACCCCACCACCTGTTGCGCCGCCACCACCTGATAACAGCGCGGATCAAATTGCCAACTCCTTTGCGGCATTGGCCACCGCATTTACCTTTGGTTCAATATTACTAGCGCTATTTGTAGCAGCAGGGGCTTTTGTCTGGGCATTCCATGTTAAGCAGCGCGCAGAAACAGTCGCACGGGAGGCCGCCGAGACTGAGGCCAAGAAAATAGCGGAGTCCCTTGTCAGGGAATACCTTGCTAAAGAAGCCCCGCTTGTACTTTCGCGCCATAGTGATTATATTAATGATGCATCACTTGGCGAAACTGACGACACGCAAGCCGCAGATGACATAGGAAAGGAGGCAGGTTAAATGGTTGATCCACTAAGAATAATTGATCAGTATTTTGGCGAAATACCTGTTCCCATCTTTGACATTATTGAAGAATTTGGCATCGCGTTCGAGCGAAGAACCGTATCCGAGAACATCTCAGGTTGGATTGAGAAGATTAGCGGACAAAATTATAAAATTGTTGTTAACCTTACGCACGCTGAAACACGACAACGCTTCACGGCGGCCCATGAACTCGGCCACTACATATACCATCGCAACCTTCTGGGCAAAGGCGTAGGGGACACGCGTGCATACCGTGCAGAAACTACACCATTTCCCAATTCTGCCATTCAGCCAGTCCATGAGCGCCAAGCTAATAGCTTCGCGGCAAATGTTCTTATGCCCCGCTGGGCAATCGATAAATTAAAGGATGAGGGGTATAAAAAACCAACCCTTTTGGCTAGCAAACTATTTGTTTCAGAACCCGCAATGCGCATCCGACTGGGACTGTCGGCTTATCCCGACACAAACAAAACTGTACCGACAACACAAAAGGACACTGATTTCAGAAACGGCGGCATGACTTCGGAAGGCTTTATATTTCCCGAAATTGGTTATGAGACAATCGTTAAACTATGGGAAACAGAGATTGATCCCACCCCAGATGCCGATTTCATAGAAGTAGAGAACCTCGCTAAGGAAGATTAGTCCACCCCGACAATCTCCGTCAGCCCGCTTCGGCGGGCTTTTCCATGCCCACTCAGTAACAAACATATTCCGCTAGAAGATGTCTTGGCTGTGGTCATGCCCCCCAAAAAAGCAGATGGCCCCGCATATTTCAGCGGGGCCAGTTTACACCTAGGCTACCTACGAACAGCCACACCGGTCGCTCTTATGCTTGACCAGCAGTTGGGTTGAAAGGTCGTGCCGGACTTATAATATTTCACATCCGACACAGCATTGGCCCCCAGTTTCTCAGCCTGCATCTGCAATTGCTTTCCGGCAAACGCATTCGTTGGCGCGGGGTCCCAGATCTTATTTTTGCAGCTATAGCCCTCGACACCGCCGACAACTACAGCCCCCTTGATCGGCCCTTCGACCAGCTCAATCTCGGTGACCTTGGGTTTCGCGGTCAATGGATCGTCAATCGCTACCAACGGGCCAACACAACCCGTTAGCATTGCCGCCGTAAGGCCGAGCAAAGCCAATCTCGCTATCAAACCTGACATTGTTTTGCCGTCTGCTGCTGGCGAAGTTGAGCCTTGCGCTCCTTAGCACTTTTCACGGCTTCATTCTTTTCCATTGCATTGCCGATGCCATAGTCACCCAAAAAGCCAGCCACGGATTTCCAGTCGATTTTCGAACCGCGCTCGACCTCAAGTTCAAACTGCTCGACCTTCGACACCTCGATCGCCAGTTGCTCACAGGTGTAATACTGGGTCTCAGCCGATGACATCGACGTCATACGCCCATACCGTTTCGTTGCGCAGCCGGACATCGTCACAGCCACAGCGGCGACGGCCAGCACCGCCACCTTGATCATAGTTTTTTGCATTATATGCCCCTTATAGCCCCCTGTAGCAGGGTGCAAAGACACCATCACATCAAGGTGCGAATTTCAAGTCCCCTCGCGTTTGTGGCGAGCGCGACGGCAACACCCATCGTGGCTAGTCACGAAAACGATTCGTGATGCCCGATTAACCAATATCGTGATATATCACGTTTATGGTTGACGCGTGGTATATCACGAGTTATCAATGCCCCCACATCCACGATTTGGAGCCGGGGACCATGACCACCAACACACCTTCACCTGAAGACACTGCGACAGCCAATGAGCTGCTGGATATGGCCGCCGAGCACATCCATGCGGTTACCAAAGATGATCGCATTGGCGACACGCACCGCCTTGCGGCCTACGTCCTGAGCCTTGTCCGGTTCGCGGCCCATGTGCAAACCAGCCTTCATCATTCAATCGATGCCGACGGATACATGTTGGCGCTGGCCGACGAACTCGACCGCTACGGCGTTCTGGTGATCGACACGGCCAAAATGACCCGGCTTGCGGTCCGCAGGCCTGAGACCACCCATCAATAG